AAGCCCCAACCGCAAACCATTGATGCGTTGGTTTTGCGAATTGATGAGGTCGGTAAGCTTTGCTTCCTCAACAAGGAATTTTCTGAAAGTGCTGTCCGATACGGGCGTGGGGCGTAGGTCGCCCTTGAGTCCGCTTTGGGCCAAAGAAATAAAACGGCTGTATGTTTTGGCTACTACATCTCGCAGTTTCTGTTCTTCAGCAAGCAGACTGTTCAACGTTTGCAAACGTTTGTTGACTTCAGGCGGGGAAGTATCCTGGCTGATAAAGTTGACCGCTCGTTGCGCATTAGCCAGCCAGCGTTGATGCTCAACCAATGCATCAATAGCTTCTTTAAGTTTTTGTTTTTCCTTCAACGCGCGTTCGCGCGCCGCAGCCCTTTCTTTCTCACCCTTCGCCTCATAACCAAGCATAAGGCTGGGCGCTGGCGCTATGCGTAACCCCTCTCCAACTTTACCGGGTTGCTGCACAAGGGTAGGAGCGGTAGCCGCCTCATACTCGCTGATTAGCGTCTCAAGGGTGTCGGCATTGCTCTTGACCTGCGCAAGAAGTTGATCCCGAAGATTCTGAGCCGCCGTCAATTTTTCTTTGGCGGTTCTAATGTTTTTGATCAGATCAGGAACCGTAGCAGGCTGATTCTGTTTGGCATCCTTCTCAAGCGCCTCCACCGCCTCCTTCAACAACTCGCTTGCGGTAGCAGCATCTTCGCCAGACTTGCCCATGATGGCGCGTTGCTGTTTCGCAATTTCGTTTGCTTGACTGCGAAGGCTTTCAGCACGTTTCAAGATTCCTTGAACCAAAACGTTGGCTCTGTGGACATTGGGGTATGCGCCCTGAGTCACATCTTGGCTTGTGGCCCGCAGCATCTGCAAGCCAGAGCTTCCGAGGTAATCTTGAAACTCTCGCCAGTTACCAAAAGCAGTAGCTGTCTGCGCCGCAGGTTCACCCCGCCGATCAACGAAAGGAAGATTGCTTTGGACAGCCCGAAGAATTTCATCTGTGGCTTCCCGAACAGATGTTCCAATCTTGGCCTGCTGAGCGATGTTGGCAACCTTTTCTCCAAGCTCGCCTTTGATCACCCCTACATCCATGCGTGGGCCTAACGAAGTGCCCACCAGCTTTTGCTTTTCTTCTTCGGTAAGAGCCCGACGTGCAAGCTGAGTCTTCTGTTCCGTCTCCGACATCCGCGCCTGCTGAAGCCCACGCAAGATGTCCTTTAGAGGTTGCAGGCTAACACCCTGCTGTGAAGGTGCAACAGCGCTTCGCCGCAAATACTCCACAACTTCTGCGGTAGCCGCCTTGTCTCTTGCCAAAGAATCAGCAAAGTCTTCAAGCCCCTCCAAGACAGTCTTGGCTTCATCGTTTGGCGCAGTTTGCTGACCTTGACGCAGCATGCCGACCAGAGTCGGCGCGTCTACGGCTTCCTCCCTGACATACATGCGCTCAAGTGTTGGAGGCCCGCCTTCAAACCCCAAGGTGAACTGCTCTTGGATAGGAGCGTTAAGCTGCTCTGAAAGCTTACGAATACGTTCTGTGGTAGCGCGATAGTCCACCAAAGCCTGAGATGCGTTGCGCAAATATTCAGGCGACTCCGCGATACGACTCAGGGCCTCACGCTCTTCCTGAAGTTTGCGCTCAAGCGTCTCCCGATCTGTCGCAGCCGTCTCTCTAGCGGTTCCAATCTCAGTGCCAAGCTGTTTGAGCTTCTTGCTTAGAGCGCTCAGTATGAGATTGCTCTGCGCCCTGCTCATCCCCGGAAACTGGGGTTTGTTCTCCACAAGTTGAACCGCACGTCCTGGGTCTTGCAGCAAATAGTCCGCAAGTTCTTCACCCGAAGCCATGCCGTCTGTCTGCTCGTTAGCCAACTCCAAGCGTTCCGCCGCATACTGCTCAAGCTCAGAAGGTTTTTTCCCCGGCATGTAGCCGATGAAGTCTTCCTCTTTTTCTTCAGGTTTTGCTGCGGGTTGCAACTGGGCAAGGCGCTGCCTCAGTCTTTGCGCTTCGCTGGAATCCCGTGGAACGCTCTTGAGTCGCGCCCTGATGGAGTTGATTTCTTTCTGCCGTTCTTCTGCCGCGTCTTTTTCAATCTGCTCCAGCATGTAAGCTTCAGGCGTCAGGCCCGCTATACGCTGCTGTTCGGCAAACTGATCAAAGAACTTCTGGCCACCAGCCTTGTTGTACTCCTTGACGACATCGGCCAGAGTGGTGCGCTCAAACTCGCTGATCTCCTTGTCCAACTCCTTGGCACGGGCTAGGGACGCCGGGTCATCCTTGCGGGCTTTGAGCGCCTTGATCTCTTCCTTGCGCCGGTTGTACTCCACCACCGTCGTGTCGTAGCGCTGTTTCAAGTCCTTCAGATACTCTGGCTGCTTGCGCAGTTCAGCTTCCTCGGCTTCCTTCTTGGCAGCTTCTTGGCGGGCTTCCAAGCGTTGCTTGGCTTCGGCGTCTGAAACAACACCACGCGCCACACCCTGCTCACGCCCACGCTCCACAAAGCGGCCAGCAGGCGCAAGGACTCCGCCCAGCACCGCGCCACCGATGAAGCTCTCAAGGTATTCCGCACGAGCCGCCGGGTCAGCAATCTCAAGGCCAGCCTGCAAGCGTTCCAGATACTGCTGCCCTGCCTCAGTAAAACCTTCACGGCCTGAAGTCAACAGCGTGGTGCGTCCGTAGTCCGCCAACTTCTGCTTGAAGGACTGCTCCAGCAACGCCTTGGCTTGCGCCTCGGTCAGGTCTTTACCTACCGACTTGAACAGGTTGCGGATCAGCGGCAAGCCACGCAGGGAGATGACGTCAAGGGCGGCTTGAGGCACCGCAGCGGCAAACGCATTACCCAGGCTGGTGCGGGCAAGACTGGCGTCTTCACCACGGGCTTCGGCTTCCTCAATCTGACGGGCAAGGTTTGATCCCGTGAACTGAGCCGCAGAGGCAGCGCCTGCTGCCAAGCCTCCAGCAATAAGTGCTGTTGGGCCTGAAACAGGGAGCGTAGCTACCGCCGCACCCGCTGCAATTGGAGCCGCCATGTAGGGCAGGGAGCCGCCCAACAACTCCTTGATCTTCGTTATGGGCGCTTCAGTCCAGCCTTCCTCAGTGGGTTTGAAGATTTGGCTGGCTTGCTTTTCCCTCTCGGCTCTGTAGGCTTCGGCTTCCTTAAGCCCCATGATGCCCAGCCTGCCCGCCGTCAGGGCCGCTTCACCCTTGAGCCGTTCAAAGCCTGCGCCTAGCGCGGGGAAGAACCCCGACTCGCCTTCCTTTTCGGGCTCTTTTGTTTTGAACGCATCAGGATACTCCCGCAGCGCTCTCAGGTAGGCTTCTTTAGGGGTTTCTTTTTCCCGAACAGTTACATAAGTGCCATCAGGAAGCGGGACGTATTGCGCCATAGTGACCCCTTATGGGCGTGCTCCGGGTGGAGGCGTCGAGCTTGACACAGCCTGAATCGTCGAAGCGCTCATCCGCGTGATCATAGCGTTGATCGTATCGTACAACCCTTTGTTGGTAACCTTAAGCTGCTCCAAGGCACCGGGGGTTGTGACGATTTTGGTCACCAACTCAGCCGCCGCACGTTGATCACCCCCTATGCTCTTAAGTTCTTCGTATGCTTTTCTAAATTGTGGATCTGCTGCAAACGCCCGAATAAGCCTTTCTTCAGCGCCAGGCAACTGCGCAATCTGAAGCTGCGTTTGCCTGTTAAGCCCCGCTTCACTGACACGTGTTTCTCTATCTGCCGCTGCAATTCGTTCCTGAGATGCAATTTGCGCTGCGGAACGACTGCTTGCCCCTGCTTCTTGCACCATATTGTTGTAGATGCTCGCAGCGGCACCAGACCGGGCATTAGTTACAGCCATAACCGCATTCATGCCGTATTGTTTGGCGGTATCAAGCCGGGCACTGGCACGATCCTCATACGTTAGCATTGTCTTGGTATCGTCTCTAGCCTCGGCCCGACGTGCCTGCTCAATGTCCGCCATAGCGCGCTGGCGCTCCTTGGCGGATTTCTTAAAGTCTTTGAGCGCCTCAGAATACTGCCCCGTTCCAACCATTGCGCCTTTGGCAATATTTTCCAAAGCGCGAGGAGAGCCACCTGCCATCATGGCAAGTCCTGCATTCAAGATGGCCATAGCCTTGTCTTTGCCCAAACCTTCCTTGGCTTCAACTTCTTCTTTTTTGAGCAGTGCTTCAAGCCCAGCGTAAGCAGGGCCGTCTTTCTTCAATGCCTCTTTGAGTTGCCCACGCCTTTCTTTGATATCTGCTTTAACCTCGTTTGTATACTTTTCAATTTCTCTTTGAACACCTTCAGGATCAAAGAATCTTTTTGCCACGTCTACAGCCCGCGTTGCAAAATCTTGAGCAGGGGCCGCGCCAGCACCAGCACCACGAATCGCCGCACCTGAAGCTTCAAGAGCAGCAATACCTGCTGGCGGCGCAGCACCAGAAGCACGCGCAGTAGCCGCACCTGCCAGAAGCCGTGGGTCTACTGTTCGCTGACCCTCGACCGGCGGGGCTTCTCCATAGTAATTACTTCCTGCTTCTGCCCTTTGCAAAGCCGCTTGTGATTCCGGAGACAGATAAGGCCTATCGCCTTGCGGTGGAACTGGACGCGTTTTTGATGTTGCCGGAGGCTGCGCACGGCTACCTGCTTCCGAAATGAGCTTCTTAAAAAGGTCAGGGTTCTTCTCGGCAATGACATCACGAATGCCAGTGAGCCCATATTGCTTAAGCGCTTGCAATTGAGGCAAAGAAAGACTGGGCAGTAGGTTGTCTACAAATTCAGCAGTTTCTTTGTCCGTGTCCGTCTGACGCACAAACATTCCCGGCAAAGCAGTGCGTCGGCCATACATACTTGCCAACTCGCTTCGTAAACGGTCTCTTGCCAAGTCATCTTGCAGCGCTTGTTCTGTGCGTTCATACGATTGGCCAAAAGCAGAACGGCTAAACGGCGTGTTGCCCCCCGTTTGATACCGCGCAACATCGCCACCACCCGCCATCCGCACCACAGGCTCGCTGCGCTGAGCAAAGTCAAACTCAGACATTTCAGGCTCGCCAGCGATGCCGCCGTCAGCCATGTTCTCCATGTTCGGAGCCTGAAGCGCGGCGATACCTGCTTCATCTGGGGCTTGTTGTGGAGGCTGTGGCTCCCGCCCAATCGACATGAGCGCTTGATCCTTGACTGTGCCCTGCGGTTGAGCCGCCTGAGCCTGCGCCGCCATGCGCAGCTTCTTGCGCGCCGTGTCTTCCGAGATCACCATCGGCAGGATGTACGGGTCATCCTTGTACATCATGGCAATCTGCTGCAACGCCTGATCAGGCATCAGGCGCAGTTGCTGGGTAAGCTGGTTCACATCAATCATGATCAACGACCCATGTTATGGATAGCCAGTGCCGCAAGTCCCTTGGGCTTGTCTTCCTTGATGGCACCACCCTTTTTAGCTCCAAACAATTTACTTGCCCCATACGCCGCAGTGCCCAATCCTGCCAACTGCGACGCCGTAGATGGCCCCGGTGAATACATCGTCGAGCCAAGCTGCGTCGTGGGTTGTCCGCGAAGAATGTCGGACATGAACGCCATCTGCTTGTACGGATAGTTCTGGTAGTTCAGGAAGTCTTGATACTGAGCGCCCAGGATGTCCTGCATCCTCTGCTGTTGTTGCTGCCCATACTGAGCTTGAAGCTGGTTGATGGCCATGTTCTGACCAAACTGAGACTGCCCCAACTGACCCATCTGCCCAGCGCCTTGCAAGGCTGTCTGAAGTCCCTGCAACCCAAGCCCTGCGCCGTACTGACGGGACTGCTCCATCAACTGCGCCGCTGCCTGCCGTTGCGCTTGCTCTTGATTGAACTGCGCTGCGGCCTGCTGGTAGGCTGACTGCAAACCCCGGGACTGGATGTCCCCCATCTGCATGGCCAGATTGCGATCCCGTTCAGCCTCAACAATCGCCTGACGGGCACCACCAAAGGCACCGGCACGGGCAAACGCCGCCTGATCACGCTGCGCTGCAACATCTGAGGCACGCTGCGCTTCACGTTTCTCAATGTCCACAACATTCTGCATGTATGGCGACATGAACTGCTGCGCCATATTTGCTTGCGCAAAACTCTGAGGCGTGTACTCCATCGGGCCGTAAGTGCCCGCTTGCAATGCGCGAAGTCCCGCAGTGCCCGCTAGCGCCGAAGCATCTGCCAACTGTGGAGCCGACCGCATTGCCTGCGCGCCCGCAAACGCCTGTTGTTGCAACGGCGAAAACTGGGCAAAGCGCTCACCTTGATACTGCTGATACGGCTTGAAGCCCGTGATGATCGGCATGCCCGAGGAGTCGAGCATGACCTTGCCTGACGCATCGCGCTTGTAGTCAAAGATGGAGCCCTCAGTAGCCCCGAGCAGTCGTTCAGCATACGGCGCGATCTGCGGCGCAAAGCCGGTCTGATACTCAATTCGCTGTTGTTGCATGTCAGCCATGATGCGTCCTTATGCCGGGAGGTAGCGTTCGGCTTTGGTGTTACGAGCAACCCTGCCTTTGCCAGTCGTCTTGGCCCGGGCGCGCTGCACCCGATCCATCATTGCGTAGAGCTTGCGGGCACCTGCTTCGGTAGAACCATTACCCAATTCCGAAACGATCCGGGCTGGGATCACGAACTCACCATCGGCAAGACGCGCAGGCTGTTTGTTACCAATCACGGCAGGGATGCTGTCAGACACGCCATCGCCGGGGCCACGCAACAGCCGACCGCCATCGGAGTAACCACCAAGGTTGTAGCGGTCAACCTGCCCACCGTGAGAAGCGGAAGCGGAAATAATGTTAGCCAGACCGCCGTCAGCACCACCCGGCACATTAATGATCTGCCAGTTGGAATCATTTGCGTATGTGCTGCGCGGAGCCCGCACCGTCTCGTAGGTGGACGAATTACGCCACGTCACCATCTCGTTCGGGTCGCCAGAAGGTGCGGTCGTTGTAGACCCTGAACCAGAACCTGATCCCGCGCCGGGGCGTCCGGTGTATATGTCCGAAGGTGCGGTGGACGTTGCGCGCCCTGCATAGAAGCCTGTCGGAACGATGCCCACGGCCTCTGCGTAGGGCTTGGAAATAGAACCGCCTGCGGGGATGAAGGGAGAGCTTGGGTACGCCCCGCGCCCCATCAGGTAGTCGTATGCCTGCCCGCTACCACCAGTCAGACTGTTGAAACGATACTCGTTGAGCGCAGCAGCAAGCTGCGGGGGCGGCACCCCGAGGCGTTGTCCTTCGGCTTGAAGCGCATCGTATGAAGCGCCGGGGTTACGCGCCATGTAGTCACGCAGTGCCTGAACCACAGTGTTCTGCGTGTAGATGTTCTGTCCCGGCAAGACCGTGCCAATCTGTTGGTCGCCTGTGCTGCCACCACCCGCCTCGTACCGAGAACGGATTTCGCTCATCGTGGGCGCTTTGGTGTAGTCAATTGCAGGGGGCCCAACACCAATTTCCCCGGGTCTTTCAATCTGATTTGCCGTCAAGAAGTCCGCGATGTTCTGGGCGCTGAAGGTCTTGCCGTACTGCTGGTTGACCATGTCGGCAATCTGCTGATCCGTCAGTCCCTTGGCAACTCCACTCCTTGCCGCTGCCAGAGCCGCCGCTTGTGGGTCATTCTCAATGCTCTTCTGCGCTGCCAACTGCGCAGCAGTGGGGGCCCCTTGTTGGGTCGGATCAGACGCGCCACCAGCAGCAAGCGCAACAATTCCGCCCGTGTTCATTCCTGAGCTTGAATCCGTGCCTGTTGCCGAGAACATCGGCAGTTGCTCAAGCGTTTGACCTTCGCCCATTGCCATCGGACGAATCCTGGGTGTGTAGGTATAGCTGCCTTGCGGCGTGGTGGTCTTAGGTTGCCCCAGAACATCAGCGCCCATCATGGCTCCGTAGCCTGCCTTCATCAGACCGGAAGTACCGCCGACGCCAGTCATGAATGCTGAACGCCCTGCCGGGTCTGTTAATGCGCCTAGACCTCCAGTAAAGCGATCAAGGGCACCTTTCTTAGCAAAATCAACCCCCGCGTTTCTAGTGACATCTTCAATCAAAGTAGACTGCGGAATCCCAAGCTCTTTGTATTGAGCAATTTGTTCAGGCGTTATGCTCTGCAACGCAGCCTGTTCAGCACCCGCTGCTCCTGCCGCACTCAGTCCTCCAGCCAACGAAGCGCCACCATACGCACCCAGCCCGGCCATGATGCCTTGCTTGAGACTGCCAGTAGCCAGACCTGTAATACCGCCAACCGCAATACCAGTGCCAATAGCTCCGGCTGTGGCCGCGCTGAGCCCCAACGCGCTGGGGAGCAAACTACCAATTGCAGTCCCAACTCCCGGCGCAATAAAGTTAAGCGCCATACCTGCAATCATCGGCAGGAGTTTCTTGAGGAAGTTGGCTTCCGGCAAACCCGTTTCCGGGTTGATGGTCAGTTTGCCGCCGTGAGCAAGCGCCAGAGCATGAAGTCCACGCACTTCGTCCGGGGTCATATGCACCAGCATCGTGTCGCCATTACGGCCTTTGCTGGCGAGGTGGTCGGCTAGGACGGCAAGGCTCATACGCCCCCCTTGAGAATGGATTGGTTCATTTTATTGGGTCAGATCAAAAAATGAAATAGACCCAAGCGCATCGCCCGTTGTGGCCCCGGAAACTGTCCGAATCGCCACGGTAAAGATGTCACTGACCCCGGCAATCGACGCCCCCAACTGCAAATCCCAGTTGTAGTCGTTGGGGAAACTTGTGCTGCTCGTGCCCCCGGCGGTGTTGGACGCAAGATAGTCGGATTGAACAATTGTCCCGCCCGTTGTGGCTGTGGCGGCTACATCAAACTCAACATTGGAGTCTGACGGCACTGTGGCCGCCCAAGTCGCTCCGGTTAGCGTCGGGTTTTTAATCAGAGCAACCTCGTAGTTCTGACTGGTCGTCGGCAGAACCTGAACCCGGTTTGGCAGCACCACCGCACCCGTTCGCCCGGAGGCCAGACGGATGGACACCAAGGGAAGGAAGGTCGTCCCAATGGTTCCCAAGATTGTGGTGCGACGCGCCACATGGTCAATTGAGGTCTGCTCAAACCCGCCCTCGGACACCACCGAACAGCAGATTGCCTTCATGGACGCCGCCAACGCCGACGATGTGCTGATCTCGTACCGCACCGGCAGGATCGCGGTGGTCATGTAGACGTTCGTGATCTCGTTGGCGTTGTTGAAGGTGTGGCAGACGATGTACTCGCCATTGATGATGAAGCCGCACCGGACTGATCCGACCCCCAACCACTCAAAGTCCATCCACAGAATCTGGGCCTTGGATGGGTCAAGGGTATACCCTGATGCCCCGGTGCCGTCCAACTTGTCGCCGTTCCAATCATCTTGATTCACCGTCCGGGCGTCGGACACGGAGCCGGTCACATAGGAGCGCAGGACGAAGGAGTAAACGCCGTCAATCCTCTGGAAGAACACTCCGTTCTGGTCGTTGTAGTAGCCCACCCTCTGGGTCAGGTTCAGGCTCTGGCTGCTGTCCATCACAAAGGTGGCAAGGACAAGCAAACCCTTACCCGGCTGATACGGGAATGAGCGGTAGGACTGCCGAAGCACCGATCCGACCCCGGCCCCGGTGACCTCCATCTTGACCGCAGCCTCGTTGGACAGGAACGATGTCGTGCCCGTGCCGGTCGTTGAAACATCGAATTGATTGTCTGCGGCGTAGCGGTTCTGGCTGTCAAACAGCGTGTAGGGTTGGCTGACCCGCAACCGCCCGAAGGCGTCCACATTGGTGCCGCCGATGGAAATGGGGACGGGAGATGCTGTAGCCACGATTCGCCTCAGTATTGCGTCAAGCCGGTTGAAATACAGACGCAGGACATTGTTAAGCTGCTCGTGATAACGCGACTCGTAGTCCTGTGGAGCCAGCGGGAGGTTTGGCGGCGCGGGGACAAGTCCATCTTCAATAAGGAGCGCCATGTCATCGCCTGCCGTCAGCGCGAATGTCGAGTCGGGGAGCGCCCAACTGCCATGCGGTATCCAGTTGGTTGGAACTGATCTTGAAGATCATCTGCCGCCCACGCACCCGGGTGTAAATCTGTCCGGTGAACTCCTCCGTGATGACGTAGGTGCTGCCTTTGAGAACATTCTGATTGGCACTGTCGATGACACCGGAGCCCGAGTTGTACAGCCCGTAAAGCGTCATGTTGACGGTGGGCGATGCGGCGGTGGAGTTGCTGAAGGTCAAATCCGGCAGTACCCGCCACACAAACCCAAAATTGTGTCCGTCACCAATATCAAACTCAGAAGATGATATGTAAGCGGCAATTGCCGCAGGTGTTCCAGTTTCATTGTCATTGAGCCCGTTCTCGTGGTAGACGATGTTGTTGCTGTAGGTAGCCGCCATCGGGTAATCCCGCAGTGCCGAGTCAAGCCATGCAGTGCGGCCCAGGGTGCCGTAGTACCAGACGTTCTCAAGGTAGTTGAAGACTACATAGCGGTCTATCGTGTTGGAGTTGGCGGAGCAGTAGAACCACCAGACCTCGTTGAACCCTTCGTTGGTGCCAGCAAAAACTTGTGCCTCTTGGCTCTTGTTGAAGTCGTTGAAGACGTAGCGTCGCAGGTTGCAGTTGAGCGTCTGCACCCGACCATCGTAGGCGTAGAACTTGTCGATGCCCATCCAGTAAACAATACCAGAGGCGAGGGCGGCTGAGTTTTGGCTGACGATAGAGATGTTGTCGCCCAGCAGTTGCGCTCCCCAGAAGATGGGCGCATCAAGATACTGAAGCGAATACAGCGCCGAGTCGGTGAACACCACAATTTCTTGTCGTGCCTGAATCGCTGTGACGATCTCCGAGCCGTGGGACAGGCGCAGGCTCCCGGCTTGATTGGTGGCTGAAGGAGTCCAGTTCAGCGCATCTTCTTGATCCGACCAACGGATGAGCATCGGGTCTTGTGTGCTGCTGCCGTAGTCATTGCAGCCAAAACAAAACACAAAACGATTGATGTCCGAGATGAAGGTGTAGTTTTGCACTGTAGGCACATCGGACGCACCCACTGCTGTAGCCAAGTCATACCCCCGAACACTGACACCAGTAGTGGCGTCCCAGTAGTAGATGCCGCCACCTCGGGGCCCAAAGATCAAATCTTCACCCCAATTACCTTGACTCCAAACACGAAGTTGTGTGTTGGTTGAACCTCCAAAACCCCAAGTGCCAGAACTCCACGTCCCTGCGCCCCATCCGTAAAAAGGCGCAACCAACGCAGGGCCGGTATTGATCTGATACGCCGCAACAACCGCAGCGCCACCACCCGGAGAACCTGCAATCGCCGTGGCGTTGGGTGTTACAGACAGTTGAATGGTGTAGGTGTTGGCGTCAATGACGGTGACTTGGAACTGCTGATTCAGCACTGCCGCAGTGACATTTGTGCCGCCACCGCCAATGTCCACGGCCCCGCTGAAAGTCACAAAATCCCCAGTCACGCACCCGTGTGCTGTATCAGTCACCGTGACCGTTGTAGATGCAGTCAGCGCAAACGGATTGTTGTTGATTGTGACCGTGGAGCGAAGCGGGGTGATGTCGTAGTAGGCGTTGTTGCCAAGGCGCTGAAGGTAATACTTCAGGTTGGTTCCAACCGCCAACAAATTCACACTTCCAAGAGTCGTCCAGTTCCAAAGCGCACGGCACACACCCAAGAAAGTATCCGGGGACACGCGCTCCCAACCACCAATGATCTCTGGATTGCCTTGGCGGAAACGAATCTTGTCGCACTCGTACCACCCACCCTCAGTCGTGTACCGCGTGTTTTCGCGGTTGACCCCGGGCTTGAACAAAATCTTCTGGAGTGGCATGGCTATGCTTTCCTGTCAAGACAAGAAAAGAGCAATCTCCGCTTCCCGGCGTTTGACCAACCCGGGCAGCACCTTCCCCGCTGCGGTGACATGGTTCCTGAAGGCTTCCGCCGCACTTTCCCATTCGCCCCGGTTGGCTCTCATCCTGATCTGGCTGCGCTGCAAGCCACCTAGCCCACAGTTATAGGAAAAAGATACCAAAGCGTCAAAGCGGCCTTGATGCCCAACCACACCGGGAACAAGTCGAAGAACACCACGTTCAAAAGTTGCGACATCAGCGAGGAATAGTTCGTCAATCTCGGTCTTTGTCCAGACACGGTTGTCCTCCGGCTTGAGCGGCATTTCTTTGCGGATCATCCCCTCGTAGCCTTCCTTACGGACTGCCGGGAGACTGATCTGGTTCTGATACAGGACATGGCCGTAGCCAATCGTCCAGATGAAAGCAGGGCAAAGGTAGGGCTTGGAGCGGAACCCCTCCCACCTGTGCATCAGAGCCTCGCCCTGCTTGCTGAGTTTCACTTCTTACTCCACTGGCGGCTTCCGAACCAGAATCCGATGATTCCCCCGAGCATCGCCATCTCGTCGTCCGAGAAGATCAGGGAGGAATACTTCAAGACATCGTCGATGTTCTGAATCAGCCCGGGTTGGTTCCACAGGTAAAACGCCATGAAGGCATTGATTGCGACCAACTCAAAGACGAAGATGTAGGTCACGGTTGGGCGCACAGTCCCGACATAGGACGCCACCCACTTGGATGCCTTGTCCAAAACCTTTTGATCGTGTGCCAGAGCCGCCTCGGTCATCCGGGCATCCGTCTCCATCGCCACTTGCTCAGACCGAATCTCCTCAATCCGCTCCTGAGCAGCAAACCCTTGGGCAGCAAGCGCCAACTCCCGCTCCATCTGCATCTGCATCAGGCGCAACTCATGGGCTTGGTCTGCCTTGTTCTGGAAGAAGTCGAGGAGTTTGGGCAAGCCGCTGATGAGCAGACCGCCAAGGGTTGAGAAGAGTGACAGCATTATTTGCCTCCTTTTGACAGACGCTCGCGCTCCTCAAGGAGCCTGACTTTGACCTGTAGTTCGTTGATATGGGTCATCAACTGCTCTTTGAGAATGGCTCGGCGCTCTGCCGAGACGGGGCTGTCGGTCGGCACACCCTCTTTCGTGATCAGCGCGGGCATCTGCCCCTCGATCCGGGTCAGCCGGTCAGAGAAGGACGACACCTGCCCAAGCAGCCACGCCAGAGCCGCCACCACGATGGGTATGACGGCCTTGAGAACATCTGCCCACCCCATAGGTCACCTCACCATGTCCAGATATACACGGCCCCATCACCACCCCGACCGCCTCCGGTCGTAGCGTCCTCTCCAGCGCCGCCACCGCCACAACCGATACCACCACGGCCACCATTACCACCAAGTGATTCAGTTGTAGCGCCGCCGCCTCCCGCTCTACCCACCAGAACGGGCTGAGTAAAGAAGAAGCCATCTTGCCCAGGGTTTGTACTATTGGCGGTGGCAGCGACAGAAGTCGGGTATCCATAATTCACAGCAACAGTACCGCCTGCCGTTGCTTGAACGCCTGACCCACCGGCACCGCCAGACAAGAAAGTGGTTGCCGAAGCCGTTGTTGAAGCTTCTGCATTGGCTCCGTTCTGCCCTGCAATACTGCTGTACAAACCCGAAGAACTAAAAGATGTTGCAGCAGACGCGGCACCTGCGGTTTGACTGGCCCCACCGTTGGCGGTCAGCAAGGTGTAACCCGTTCCATCCTTCTGTTGATAAACGACCGTGGTGTTGCCGCCCGCAGCGGCAGCAGCGCCACCAGCGCCTACGATAATTCGCAGGACATCAGGAATAAACATGGCAGGGCCAAGCCACTGAGTGACCGCGCCCGATCCACCCCCTGTACCACCCGCTGTAACCGTTCCGTTTCTTCCCCCTGCACCTGCGCCAATCAGCATGATCCTGACCATGCTTGCCCCACGGGGCTTGACCCAATTAAATACGGTCGGGGTTAGCAAAACACCGCTGCCAAAAAATTCTTGGTAGTTGGCGTTTTGTGGGGTCGGGGTATTGAATAGGTCAAGCATGGCGTTACCAAGAAATGATTACCGCAAGACCGGGGCCGCCGGGCAAACCATATGTTGTTGTGGCGGAAGATGTAAAGGCACCATTTCCACCACATCCAAACCCTGCATACTGTGCCAACGCATTGCTTACAGTAGAGGCGCCATTAATTGATCTGCTGGTTCTGCCATTTATGATTGGGCTGATGACGTCATAGCCCTGACCGCCCAAAGCGGTGGGATACCCATAATGCCCTGTAACTATGGCACCAGACCCACCATTGCCTCCAATCACAAATATGTCTGTTGGCAAAGTCTGTGAAGTATTCCCTGTCGATCCGGTTTGCCCTGTAGTTCCGTTTGAAAACCCCAAGGCTCGAAACGCAGAAGGGGCCACCCCACCACCTGCGCCGCCTACAGCATCAACACTAACTCCGGGGGTAACAACAGTGGCGGTATCCCCCACAATTCCACCACCTGCCGAGAGCAAGGTGTAACCTGTCCCGTCTTTCTGTTGATAAATGACTTCAGTACTAGCCCCGTTAGTCCCCTGCCTGCGGCCACCCACCGCCACCTGCAACTGATCTGGAATGGCGAACGCAGGCACCAGACAATTCAGCACCGACCCACTACCACCACCTCCGCCTGCTGCGCCCGCTGTTCCATCACTTGTTGCATCACCCCCAGAACCCCCTGCGCCTACCAGTGAGAAAAAGACAAAAGAAGCGCCTTGAGGTTTAGTCCAAGTTTCTTTTTGTGTGGCAGCGCTCGTTGCATTGGCAAAGAACATCTGCACATTTGCGCCTTGCGGGGTGGGGTAGTTAATTGGGTAACTCATACGCCACCTTTACCAAGATGCAATAACCACAAGTCCGGGGCCACCCGTACCAGTACGCCCACCGCCGCACCCGATACCCCCAACACCCGCTGTGCTGCCTCCTAATCCTACGATTATTGGCTGGGTAAAGAAGTTACCGTTGCCTGTGGAGGGCGTTGTGTACCCGTAATTAGCGGTCACTGTATCCCCGGTGGTATCCGCTCCGCCACTTAAAAATGTGCTTGTTGTCGCCGCCACACTGCCGGTGCTGCCGTTTTGTCCTGCTACGGAAGAAAAGAATCCGGTGGCTCCAAAGAAATTATTTGACGATGCCGTACCGCCAGTAATTGTAGACGCACCGTTTGCGGTGAGCACGGCTACAAGTCCGCCAGTGCCACGGTAATTGACCGTGGTGTTGGATGCGTTTCCTGTAGATACAGATACCAGCAAACTGTCAGGGACATGTTGCGCTGCCCCCCACCAAGCCGTTACTGCCCCAGAGCCACCCCCTGTGTTTGAGGCATTTCCGTTTCCACCCCCGCCAATCAGGAGCATGTAGACCTGACTGCACCCACGAGGTTTCACCCAAGTGGAGTCTCTGTAAAACATCTGCACATTGGCATTTGTTTTACTGGGGAGGTTGAAGACATCAAGCATGGTTTAGGCCCAAGCAGGGGCGGGGGCATTTGCGTCGATACAGGTGTACTCGACCTTCTCCTCGGGGCTGATCAGAGTGCCGTCATCACGGAACACGCCGACGCACATCATTTCATCAGACATCTTTTGAAAGCCAAAAGAGCCATCCACAAATTCAATCCTGAACCAAGTAAACATCAGTAGTCTCCTGCAATAGCCACCACGCTGTAACCCGTACCGGCAGCACCCGTCGTGGTTCCGAAGGTCACATACAGCAAGTAGTTGGCTTCAAGGGCAAAGTTCAGGGGCAACTCAAACACACTGGACGCAGCAGTATTTGACAACGTCACCGCAGGCAGGGTGATTTCGTCATACAGCCAAGTGTTGGTGGCATTGGTCGTGGTGCTGGTGGAGATGAACACCCGGCAAACCGTGGCAGCGGGAGAACCCACCGGGCGGAACCGGATTTTCTGGATGTACGAACCGTTTGCGCCTGCCGTGAACAACTTGTACAGCGTTCCGGTGCCATCCTGCGCCGTGTTGGCGGTTGGGCCAACGATCAGGCCCGTGTTGTTGGCAGCAACTGAGTCAGTTGCGCCAGTGATCGAATAAATGGGAGAGGTGTTTGCGGGCATGATTGCTCCTTAGGGAAGAATACAGTTGATTGCAATGGCCCTGACAAGGCCCACTGAGGTGGTGGATGCGGTAACACTTGAAGTGATCTTGATGAAGTCACTTCCATTCCATGACACAAGCGCCTTTTCCCCGGACACCAACGTCACACCCGTTGTCGGGCCAGAACCCACCACCTTGACGCTTTGCGAGGTGGATGTGGCGTTGATGACGATGTAGGCCTTGCTCGTTGCCGGGGCGGTGATCGTCAGCAGGCTTGCCGGGTTGCCGGTGCAGTTGATGATCATGTACTGGGCTGAACCCGTGGCTCCAGACCCGGCTTGGCTCAAGGCCGACCCAGTTGTGGTGGACAGGGTTACCGCAGTTTGGCTTCCGCTGATGGTCTGAGCACCCGCCACGGATGCGTCCACATACTTGGTGATGTAGTCGTTGACCACATCGCCCCACTGGCCATTGAGTTCCCCGGTTGCCGGAAGGGCAAACCCGAGGAGGGAGGTATAGGTGGTTGGCATCGAGTGCTCCTATGACGTAGGAATAACCGTCCAGTTTGGCAATTGCGTGTCGGTGACCTGCGTCCATCCGGCGGTTTGCGGGTTGCTTATATTTTGCCAATTGGCGGACTGCGTGTCATCAATAATTTCCCACAGCCTGCGTCCACCAATCTCGTCAGCCCCCGTTGCCAACTCGTTGATCGCCGCAAAGAACTGGGCTTCCGCCGTGACTGTCTCAGCGCCTGTGGCGGATTCAGAAATGACAGGGTTTGATTCAAGGGAGGCAGACACCTGCTCTGCGCCCGAGGCCGTCTCAGACACCGAAGCACCAACCTCTACCTGCCCGCTGACCGTGTCTGCCCCGGTAGCCGTCTCATCCACACTGCTGTAGAACGCAAACGCCGCAGCCGTCGTATCTGCCCCGGATGCCGTTTCGCTGATGTTTGAGTTCGGGTTGAACAGCGCCAGGATGGCATCCAGACCCGTGGCAGTCTCGCTGACCGCTACCCCATACTCAGGGTTTGCACTAATCGCATCAGACCCTGACGCCGTATTGTTGACGGCACTGTTGAGTTCCGCAGAGGCAGAAACCGCATCTGATCCGGTGGCAGTCTCTGCTACGGATGCCCCAGGTTTGAACAGGGCGGAGATTGAATCAGCACCGCTGGCCGTCTCAGACACCGCCGCCGCAGGCTTGAACAGCGCAGAGATAGAGTCTGCACCCGACGCCGTCTCCGCTACGGCGGCTTCTGGCTTGAACAGGGCCGAGATTGAATCAGCGCCTGTAGCGGACTCAAGCACAACGCACTCAATTGCCCCGGCGCCAATGTCTGCCGAGATCGAGTCAGCGCCGGTCGAGGATTCACCAATGCTGCGGTCATAGACCGACATCCCCCACCCGGCTTGACCCCAAGTGCCGGAACTCCACCCGCCTTCACCCGCCGTGGATACCGGAGCGCCTGTGGCACCGAACGCTGCCCCTGCAAATGGAGCAATTCCAAACACGGTTTAGGCCCACCCGCCGATATTGGTGTCGCTGCCGGAAGCCCCGATTGGGTAGAAGGTGCAATAGGAGCCGATCTGGGTGGTGTAGGCACCGCCCGGCGCAGCACTCAAGGTGTATTGGGGAATGAATGTCCCACCTGCGTTGATGCTGACGGTTCCCCGGGCCTGAACATCGTAAAGCAGCACCGCTATAGCCGCCGCTCCAGACGCAGTCACATTGGTCGTGACGGTGGCAATGTTTGCTTGGTAGTTGGTAGACGCCATGAACGTGTTGACGCTACCGGCAAAGAACAAACCACGGATGTGGTTGATGATGTTGTTCACCGTGGCCGTGCCACCAAAACTAAAACCTATGGTGTGGCTTGTAGTCCCTGCCGTCTTAAGAAACGTGGCGCGAATCTCAAATGCGTAGACTGTGTTGCTCGCCAGAGTAACGCCCACACCAAAGATTTTTTGAGCGGTATTGACGTTGGCCCCAACAACCGCACTGTTGAGCCTGTAGACATACGGCATCGGCACCAAACCGCTGTTGGTGCTTGGCAGACCGGCGTAGATGTAGCCGGTGTCAGACTCAAGAACTGACCTGCTCGCGGGGGAGGTGCAGAAGACGTTCTTCGTGCCTGCGCTGAAATTTACGGCGC